GCGAGAGGGGGATACTCATATCGAGTGACTCCTTCTAGTTTCCTGGGCACCAAAATAGAAGAGTTCTGCACATCCCCTCCCAAGTTTGATGATAGACTGAGAGAAAAGTCTATTGTGAACATAATAAAGAAACTTGGAGTGGAGAAAGAGTTCGGTGTTGGCGTGGAAAGTATTTTCGATATAGAAGAGAACTTTGAAATGTCCCTCGCTGCTGTCTATTATTTTATATTCTATGATAGCCCTATTCTGGAGGTATGTCCTGCACTTGACAAGATGTTCGATACCGAGGAAGAGGCAAGAGAGTGGCTGGACAACAACATAAGGATAGAAGACCCAAATTCTTTCTTTGCGTTTTTGGAGTGAGGATAACAAAATGGATAGAGATACAAACTTAACACTTGAAAAGATTAGGCTTTTTCTCCTGAAGAACAAGAGGTATGCTATTTTTATAGGAAACTTCTTTGTCATATTGCTTATAGCGATAGTGTTGTTTCTTATCGGGAAGTCGAACTCTAAATTTTTGGATAGGAAGATAGAAGACACCGTAAAGAAAGATAAGCTTCGAGATGAAGAAGTAAAAACCATAGAGGATATGGTCAAGAAAGAAGCTAAAATGAGAAAGATAGAGGATCAAGTCCTCAGAGATATAGACAAGAATACAGAAGGTAAGAAAGAAGAGGTTAGGGAGAACGCCAAGAAGATACTCGAAAAGAGAATAGAGAAGGCCAAAAGAGATCCTGATGAGTTCCTCAAGCAATTTTCCGAGACCTTCAAGTTGAGGCATAAATGAAGAAATTGTTTATTAAGACTATAATATTCTTGTTTACCATCGCCATTTCTGTACCGACCTACGCCAAGAAGCCGCCAGAGTCCTTCAAATTTGATGTTGCCTACATAGAGGAGGGAGAGCCAGCACCGGCTAATGGATACTTCTTGACCCCGGAGGCGATGGCCAGTATTCAGGTTCAATATGAGATATTGAATAAGGAGAAACTGATAGACGAAGAGTCATACAAATTAAAACTGAGGACAAAAGATGACTTCCATGAACTTCGACTTAAACTTCACGAAGATACATACAAGGAGAGGCTTGAACTAAGAGATCAGAGCCTCAGTATAGTTAGGGCACAACTAGCAGAAGAGAGAAAGGAGAATATGAAAAATCATAATAGAGTTATGATAGGACTATTCCTTGGTTTTGTTGCTGGTTCTGTAACTTCACTGGTGATTTTTCACTTGAGCGGGAAGTCAATAAATTCTAATAGCGAGGCAAGGTAAGGATGAGGGATTCTAGAGACACCTTTAAAGCTTTTATGGCTAGATTAATCAAGACGATAAAAGAGAACGAGAAAGAAAAGAAGAAGGAAGAAGTCGAGGATGAAGAACAACAACCCTGATAGAAAGTTTCTTATAGAAAAACAACTGACAAAGGCTTATGGTAAAGAAGTTGCTAGAAAATACTTTGCTGACGGGAAGACAAGTCAAGAGATAAAAGAATACCTGTCTAGTAATCCTAATTCGATCGAGCGCAAAGAGAAAAAGACATCTAAGCAAAAGAACTGTTGTGTTTGCGGGAGATACATCTTCGGTAGGCACATGAAGCACTATATAAGGTTTGGCGCATGTGAGAAGTGTTTTTACCAATATATTGATGAAAGAGAGAAGCGCTGGATAGACGGCTGGAGGCCTGGGAAAGTTTTAAATGAATGATATAGATGAAAAATATCCTAGAAATTCTGATATAGATTACGATGATAAGATCTACAACTCTATCGGAAAAGCACTAAAGCACATGGAAGAGTCTGAAGATGAGACTCTGGGCCTTAACAGTGTTAATTTTGAAGATGATGATATAACTCTCGCTTCTCTAGAGTCTCTTACTGATGAAGAGTTGTCTTATGAACAGAAGAAAGAACTGAGGAGAAGGGCTTCTGAGCTTCGCGCCAAGTTTGAGGACAAGATAGAGAGGGCGAAGAAAGATATTGATAGGCTTTCTAGGATGGAGAACCCTGATCAGGATAAGATAACAAAAAGAGTCTTGTTCCTGAAGAGAATTAAAGACAAGGCTATGTCTGCTGAGGATATAGAGGCACTGGCAGAATGTGTATCTATAAGCCTTAATGAGGAGCTAGAGAGAGAGCGTAATCCCGCTACGCCTACTGCTGCTATGCTAAGAATAGTGGTAAAGTACGCGAGAAACTTGCTCGCCTCGATGGATAAATCTCAGAACCTTACAGTAGAAGATCTCTATTCAGCCAGCGAATCCTTTAGGGACGACATCAACGGAAGAATGATGGAGTTGGTCAGAAGTATGGACGATTCGCTAAGGGGCAATAAGGTAGAGATGATTGCTGCCTTGAAGTCCAAGAAGAGCGATATACTCGAATATGGAGCAGCTTTTATAGGCGATAAGATAGGAGAGAAAATTGCTTCTTCTTATTTCACAGATAGGCCTGGATTTAAGGAGCAGTTCGAAAAGTTGTCTTCATTCTTGGAGAAGAACGTAAAGGACCTCGAAAGAAAGAATATCATCATTCAAAATATCTTTGATAAAATAGAAACTAGAATCAGAGAGTATGATGGTGATGAGGTTGCTGATTCTTTCAAGCAAGCAGTAGAGGCTATAAAGCAGGGAATTGACCCCAAAGAACAACCAATAGACATCTACAGAGAAGATATTTTTACCGGAGGCTTTAAACCTAAAGGTTCAAAGAAGACCATGAGCAAGAGTAAGGTAGGATTTGCACCTGTAGGTATGGCTTCCGGGGAGGATGGCGGCAAGACAATGGGGGCAGTACCCCCGGAAGCCATGGAAAGGTCTGATGGCATAGGTCTCCCTATGGCTCCCGAGCCTGATGATGAAAACCCTAGAAGAAACGCCCAAAGATTATCTGCGATTGATAATGGTAGTTCTGTTTGTGATTATAATAAGATAACTACCATTATCTCAAAGAAGACAGGAGTTAACGGAGCGAACATAACAAGCCCGCTTCGAGAGCAGGAAGAGCAGTCTTCGGAAGATGTCCTCCCGGTGTCTCTGAATGATCAAAGAGTTCAGGCAATCTCTCAGGTTCTTGAGATAGTTAATGATGAAAGATATGATGATGTACGAAGCATAGAAGATTTTCAGAGCTTGATGTCAATTGCGGATGAAAACCCTAGGTTATATCAGAAGGCAATTTCATATGCTAAAAGAATTAACAGAATTTACCTGAGAGAGATACTTTATCTCTACTCGGAAGATAGAAATAACACAAATCTTCCATATTTCGAGATAAGGTCTATCATTGCGAACCTTAGGTCGGCAATGTCAATGTCGGATAGTCCATTCATGTATTCCCCTAGTCAGATAGATAGAAGGATTATGGATTATGGAGGGGATGATTGCGGATTTTCTTACATACTACAGTTATATAAGTACGCAGTACCCTTTAGGATTGGTAGCGCAGCAAATGCGCCTGCTTCTGCATTAAAGAAGATACTGGAAGATGAAGGCGTCAAAGAGGATCTTTCGTCGCAGATATCAGAAAAGATAGCGGCTGCTCCGAAAGAAGAAGAAGAGAATAGGGTCTATATCTCGGATAAATCAGTGTCTGAAATTTTGCAGTCTATAGAGCCGCAAGAACAATCAAAGACGCCTAGAGTAGACGCGCTGAAGGCCTTCAACGCAACTGCCGAACTGGCTGCCGGAGGAGAAGACGCAGCACGAACTGAGGCCCTTGTGGGCCTCAGGGATAAGTTCAAGACTTCAAAGATTAAAGAAAGGATATCCTCCTTACTAGTTAAAGCTATGAAGCTTGATTCTGGGGCTGCTCAGGGAATATTCGGAAATCTCGATAATCCATCCCTAAGAAATGATATAGAGGATATGGTACTCGAAAGAGTTTTAGAGTTTATGGAGATCGAAAACTATGACCCTGACGAGTTCGAGAGGATAACAGACAACCAAATTGTAGATATCATAAACGAGCTACAAGCCAACTCCCAGGAAGAACCAGAGGAAGTTGAACAACCAACGATAAGGCAGGAGATATAAAAATGAGATCACTTGATATCAAGAGCAACAGCATAGAACAGGTTATTTCTGATCTAAGAAATGCAATGGAAAAGGTACGGCACGAGGAGTGTAACTTAGAAGTGCCCCTGGGCAACTATGCTACTTGCAATATTACAATTGGCGGAGATGTCATGAAGATGGTTTGCCATGGAGAAGAGATCAAGAGAGAAATCTTTTCTGATGATGAAACTATTCAGGATTACACGCGAATGTGTTACACAATGTCTGATTTACTAAAGAAGCAGTACAAAGAGATGACGGGCAAAAACATAACTATGAATATGATTGGAGGGCCTGATACTGTAATCGAGCCTATTAGCACTTACAGGGTTCAAGTTAGGTCAGTTTGCGTGTTCAAAGTAAAGCAATTATCGAAACAAGATAGCCTTAATGAGGGGAAATCTTATAAGCAAAAATTCCTAGATTCTTTAATGGGATAAAATATGGTAACACGCAAGAGATTAGAAATAATAAAGAAGGAGGTCCTTAAGTGTAAGTCAAACATGAGGCACTTTCTTCATAATTATGCGAGGATTTCGCACCCAATTAAAGGTAGGATACCCTTCAAGACTTACAAGTTCCAAGACGAACTTCTCGATAAGTTTGAAGAGAATCAGTTAAATCTTATCTTAAAAGCTAGGCAGATGGGTATCTCTACAATTGTGGCTGGCTACATTGCCTGGATGGTTAACTTTCATTCGGATAAAAATGTTTTCATTGTTGCTACAAAGTTAGATACTGCTGTAAACGTACTAAAGAAGGTTAAGTTTATTCTTGATGGCCTTCCTGACTGGATGAGAATTAAGCCAAGCGGCGCAAGGGAATACTACAAAACCAAGAACAAGAGATCAATAGAGCTTGCTAACAACTCTTCAGTCAAAGCGATCACAACCTCTTCTGATTCAGGACGTTCTGAGGGTGCTTCCTTATTCGTTATTGATGAGGCTGCATTCATTAATGGCCTGGAAGAATTGTGGATGGGCCTCGGGCCTACTATTGCCACTGGCGGTAAGTGTATCGTTCTCTCTACTCCAAACGGGGCAAGTGGCTGGTTTTATGATCAGTGTATGGATGCCGAAGCAGGCCTGAACAACTTTGAATTAACGACACTTAAGTGGGATAGGCACCCCGATAGAGATAAGAAATGGTTTGCTAGAGAGACCAAGAATATGTCTCAAAGAGCAATTGCTCAGGAGTACGAGTGCGACTTTAATTTGTCTGGTAATACCGTTATAGAAGGTATTCTCCTCGACAAGCTCCTCAGTAGGGCCAAGAGACAACCATATGATAAGTTCATAGGGAATGAAGATCTTTGGGTTTGGAAGGACCCTGAGCCGGATAGGGAGTATATCATAGGAGCAGATGTAGCAAGGGGAGATGGAGAAGATAGTTCTACGATACAAGTCATAGATGTAGATACCCTTGAGCAGGTTGCAGAATATAAAGGACAAATAGAGCCTGAATTGTTCGCCGTTTTACTAGCAGATGTAGGAGAGATGTATAATAATGCTCTGGTGGTTCCCGAATATAATACATATGGATACCAAGTTTCCAAGATACTGCAAAAAAATAATTACAAGAACCTTTACTTTCAGAAGAAAAACGGAGAATATGTTACGAACTACGAAGCAGAGATTATGGATAACGTAATTGGGGGATTTTCTACTACATCTGCTTCAAGACCATTGATTATAGCAAACCTAGAGAGGAAGATAAATAGTGGGCAGTTTACTATCAACTCTAGGAGAAGTATAGTTGAGTTAAAGACATTCGTATGGAAGAATGAGAAGCCTCAGGCAGAAAAAGGTAAAGATGATGATCTTATCATGGCCTCAGCTATTGCACTTTGGGCACGAGAGAAGGTTTATGGTGAAATAGGATTGACAGAAGGCTTTACTAATGCAATGATATCAGGGATATCAAGAGTACAGAAAAAGATAAGTACAGATAATGACTTTGCGAGAAAGAGAATAAGGTCTGATCAGAGAAACAGTAGCAAAACTGTCAAGAAGAGCAAAAGCTTTATCTGGAGATTTTAAAAGATAGTATAATGAGTAGAAGAAGACGACAAAATGTTAACCTGAGGAATGAAAATTCTCCGCTCTATAGGAAGCTAACTAGGCTTTTTTCTGGCCCTATAAACAACTACCAAGCACAAAGGCCGACCAAGTTTGTAAATCCTCAGGATGTCGATAAGTTTGCCCCTGATTTCAAGTCAGCTACAGGGCAACCTTATAAAAGAGGGCAGAAGTCTCCATTTGACGCACTTTATTCAGATTATATGCTTAACCAAAGCAGACTGGATAGATATATTGATTTCGATCAAATGGAGTTTACGGTCGAGTGCTCAACTGCTCTTGATATTTATGCAGACGAAATTACATCTCATAATACTCTACAGAAGATGCTAGAGATTGATAGCCCAAACGAGCAAATAACCCACACACTTAACGCCTTGTACTATGATGTACTTGGCGTTAATCATAATTTGTATAGCTGGGTGAGGTCTACTTGTGCAAAAGGGGACTTTTTCCTATACCTCGATATAGATGACAAGTATGGGGTTACAAAAGTTATCGGGCTTCCTTGCGAAGAGGTCGAAAGGCTTGAGGGAGAGGACGAAGATAATACGAATTATATTCAATTCCAGTGGAACAGAGGAGGCTTGACCTTCGAGAGTTGGCAGATAGCTCACTTTAGAATCCTCGGGAATAGCAAGTATGCCCCATATGGAACATCTGTCTTGGATGGAGCCAGAAGAACATGGAGGCAGCTTATTCTCGTGGAAGACGCGATGATGACTTACCGAGTTGTCCGCTCTCCAGAGAGAAGAGTCTTCTACGTTGATGTTGTTGGTATCCCCGAAGAGGCTGTTGATCAGCAGATGGAGAAGATAAAGAATGAGATGAAGAGAAACGAGATCATTAATCAAGATACAGATCAAGTTGATCTTCGCTATAATCCATTCGCAGCAGAAGATGATTTCATTATCCCGGTTAGGGGCTCAAAATCAGGCACGCGAATTGAGACACTATCAGGAGGGCAAAACACAAGTGATATTGAGGATGTTCAGTATATGAGAAACAAGCTTGTGGCGTCTCTAAAGATCCCACAGTCTTACTTGTTGCCTACTGATGAAGGCGGGAATGATGAAAAAGGCGCTCTTGTCCAAAAAGATATCAGGTTTGCAAGAACGATTCAGAGAATACAAAAATCAATTATCACAGAACTGGAGAAGATTGGGCGTATTCATTTATACACGTTAGGATTTAGAGGCAAAGACCTTATTAACTTCAAGCTAAGTCTCGCCAACCCATCCAGAATCTCAGAACTTCAAGATTTAGAATACATGAGAACGAAGATAGATGCTGCATCCAACGCTTCGGAGACGTTGTTCTCTAGGCACTGGGCCTATACGAACATCTTCAAGATGTCTTCTGAGGAGATTATCAGAGAAGAGAGGCAGAGGATAAGAGATGCCAAGATAGACGCACAGCTAGAAGCAGCGGCCACAGACGGCACCATGGAAGGCGACGGGAGCGAACTGGGAGCCATGGACGAAATACCCGAAGACGAGCTTGAGGCGGAGCTTGAGGGCGGTCCTGAGCCCGATATGGACTCTGAGGGAGGATCTGAAGAAGAGGACATACTCCTTACCGCCCCTGGTCGAAGATCGAAGCAGTTTACGACTACAGAGAAATCTAAAGGAAAACTATATCGGCCTGCTAGATTCAGAGGTGGTGATAAGAGGAACATGGGCGCGAGAAACAGGTCGTATAAGGGCAAGGCAGGCGGGGTAACGTTTGATTTTGGTATGGATAACATTTCAAACGGTATTTTTGAGGAAATAGAATCACTCAAGAAGATGAAGGAGAAGCTAGAGGAATGAAGAAGTACAACAAGAAAAGAAACCCTGCCTTCATAATGAAAAGTGTATGTATGGCATGTTCTGGTGACGACAGGGATGACTCGACAAAGAGAGAGTTAACCAAGATTCTCAAGGAGCACTTCAACCCTAGTAGCGAATCGTATAAATTTCTGAAAGTCTACAATTACTTCCTCGATTTCAAGTCGGACAGCGAAGAAGAAACCAGGGCTTTTCTAGAGGAGTGCAGAGAGATTTACAATTCTCTAGATAAGAGGAAGATGTTTAATGAGCAGACTACATTTTTATCCAAGATAAGCAATAAAGATCCTGATGTTTTTAATAGCTTCGTAAAGGATTACAGAATACTTGCAAACTTGCATAACTACTTCGAGTCAAACTACAAGCCCGGAGAAAAAGAAGCCCTTCGAGAGAGTATTGTTCAGTATGTTGCTAATAACAACAAGGAAGATCTCGTAGAGCATGTAGATGAGATTTCATATAAGATATTTGTAGACAAATACAATGAAAAATACGGCAAGGCGTTGAGTGACGAACAGAAAGAAGTTATTAAGCATTATGTTTCTTCCTTGGATCAAGAGAGTCAGCAAAGATATTTTGTAAGAGAGCACTCAAGATTTATATCCAAGACTCTTAGTGAAAGCTTTGATGTTGAAGAGATTTCAAAAGACCCGGAGATGAGGAGTACCCTTGAGAAGGTTATCGAGAAGATAGATAACCTCCCTTCAGAGGAGATAAACGAAGAGACATTCATCACTTTGATGTCTGGGTATGACCTGATCAAGGAGATGAAATGATTAAGATAAACATAGGCCCCACAAAGACTCTTGAGTTAGATCTAGATGTATCTCAGATGATTAATGGTGATCTTATGATTACGAACCATCCAAGATTCGATATAGTAGTCTCAGAGGCGAGCAAGAAGATAGTAACCTTACCGAAGGACAGAGAAGATACAGATTCGTACAAGATACAATCAGAGCTAATGAATTTCCTCTCCAGGGCAGGGGTAGTTGATCATTCGAAGGTAGAGGGAGCTTTATCTTATGGTGCCTTGGAATGTCCGTTGCTTACTCCTGTTGGGGATAGAAATGTCGTCAAAGCTGCGCTTTACTGCATTGATAAATTTCTACAATTGGAAGAAGGAGAGTACGATAGAGTAAACGAATATGATGATTCGCTAGAGAGAATGTTCCTTAACCCGGAAGATAGAATCTCCACAGAGCTTGGCGACGTACCCCACGAGGAAGAGAAGGGAAGCATGCCTGCGAGGATGGAGTATTGGTGGGGGAGAGGGATGTATGGATATTTTTAAACTAATAACATTTATCCTGGGATCATCAGGTGTTACTTTTATCTTGTGCTATTCAGCATTATTTTCTAAAATACGTCCTAAACATCATTTTTTTCATTGCTCTATGTGCGTCGGATTCTGGGTTGGCCTTTCGATGTTTATTTTGGCTAATCTATATAACTTTTGGGATATAGGAATAAATATATTTACAATTGTTTGCTATGGTAGTATAACATCACTTAGCTCGTATTTGCTAAGTTGCGTAGTGAACGATGATGGAATACAAATTTCAAAAGGAGACAAGAAATGAAAAGATGGATGTTGCAACCAGTTAGAAGGTGCAGAAAAGGCTGCTAGATCGCTCGGGTTGCGCCCGAGCCGGAGTTATATTATGTCAGAGATCAAACTTTTAAGAGAGTTTTATGAACTAAAACCTTCTGGAGATGTTATAAAGCATCTTAACGAAGCAGAGGTTCGACTTCACAAGGAGGGTAAGGTAAAATTTCTAGTAGGTACAATGCAAAGAGCAGACGCGCCTAACAGAAACAATAGAATTTACCCTAGGAGCATCCTTGAGAAAGAGATGCAGAACTATCTGAAGCTTGTAAAAGAAAACAGAGCCCTTGGAGAGATGGATCACCCTGAGAGCTATGAAGTATCACTCAAAAATGCATCGCATATCGTGAAAGATATGTGGTGGGAGGGTGATGATATGAAGGGTAAGATACAGATATTGAGCACTCCAAAGGGTGAAATATTAAGCTCTTTAGTGGAGGATGGAGTAACAGTAGGAATCTCCAGCAGGGGCCTTGGTTCGACATCAAAAAGGAACGGCTCTACGATGGTAGAGAGTGATTATCAACTTATATGTTTTGATGTCGTAGCTGATCCTTCTACAACTGGCGCTTTTATGCTTTCTGAGAGTGTAGATATGAACAAGATATTCTCGAAAGAAGACATTCTCTACAGGAAGATGAACAACATTTTAGGTGTATGATGAGAGATAAAATAGAAAAATTTGTAGCAAAGTATTCTGTAATGAATACGCTAATGGAGTCTCA